AGCTTGAGATGTTCGCATCATGGCGAAATTGACGAGAGAACAGAAAATCAAAGCCATTGAGCTTTTGTCTGAGGGTCTCGGCCCTGTAAAGATCTGCCGAGAACTGATGATCACGGCGATGGAGTATCATCAGGCGCTTTCAGAGGACTCTGATTTCGAGCTTCAGGCCGCACGCGCTCAATCAATAGGGTTCGACGTGATGGCGGACTCTCTTCTAGAAATGAACGAACAATATGGAGACGTACAGAAAGCGAGACTGCAGTCCGACAATATCAAGTTCATTCTTTCGAAGAGAAAGCCTCAAGTATATGGGGATCGGATCGATATCAATTTGACCCAAACCGTGGACATCAGTGCGGCTCGAGCCGAAGCATTGAGGCGGGCGCTGCCTGGGCGAGACTCAAACGACAATCATTCTATTGAAACCCGCGAAGTCATTGAGATTCAAGCCTCAAGCGCGACAGATACACAATCAGTCGACCCGCTAGAATCGACCCCCAAAGAAAATTCATCGGACTCGATCTTCGATTGAAAGTCTCGGATCAAATAGACCGGGGTGGGACCGGGGGTGGGGTCGGGATTTCGGCTTCCTCTGGAAGTTAACGGTCTGGTAGGCCGCCAAATTTTTATTTTGAAAAAACCCCCAAAATGTTGCAATATTCGCAACACGTTGATTATTAACCAACAAACAAGGATCCAAGCGAAATGCGTATTTCAGAGGCAATAATTGCCGCCATCTCGATTATAGGAATGCTGGCGACGACGGCCGCCTTCTTGGCGATCGTTTGGGTTTGGCTAAACCAGGGGTATTTATGAGAGGGGATTCGCAGATGTCCAACTTGTCGCTCACACTTTTTGTGATCGGGGTCACGTCTTTACTGATCGCGGTCTATGTTTCAACCAAACCAGAGAACGCGCTACTTCAAAAGATAAACGACAAAATCACCGACGCGGAGACAAACTCCCGTTTGGCGGCTGAGAAGGTTGAAGAGATCGCAAAGTCGTCAAAGCTCTTAAACGAACTCCCTGACGAGGTCGCACAACTTAAAGAGAAGGTTGAGGTTTTGGAGAAACAATCTCACACCTTCGAAGTCACCTTAAAGACGGACGGACCACTTGAATTCAAGTCCGTGGATAAAAAAGTAGAAAAGAAGAAACCTCTCTTCCCTCCGACTCACGTCTCTAAGATTCCAAGTTACTACCCACCAAGACCTCTACCTGCGCCACAGAAGTCGAAAGGTGTGACTCAGTGAAAAAGATTTCTGAGTGCCGACGATGTTTGTTTAAACGTCATGTGGAGATGAGATCGGGTGATATCGATTGTTCAGACGAGACGTGTGTGAATCACATGAAAAACAAAGAATCAAAAGAGATCACTTACGACGAACACGTGGAGATTGAGAATCAAAAGTTTATCAATCGGTGTCGGTCTGTGTTTGTAAAGTGGGAGAGATGAGAGATGAATTGTAATCTGTCTGCGCCGGGTTCTTTTGAACGAGTACCGAGAACAGAATGGGAGTGAAAAGTGCAGATACAAAACTCCCCGCAAGCTGGCTATGCGTACTGAGTCGAGGCCGCCCGACAGATCCAGATCCCGGCGGCGCTTTTTACTATGGAGGAGCCATGACCAAATCCGAAATCGCGAAGCTGAAAGAATTGGCTGAGAAGGCAACGCCGGGGGCCTGGACTGCATACACCGGCTCAGCAAGCGAGAATGGCACTGTTCTTGGCCCAACAGCGTTTGCCCCCATAGAGCTGACAGACGAAGACGCTGCCTTCATCGCCCACGCAAACCCCGCCGCAATCTTGAGCCTGATTGAACGGCTGGAGCGGCATGAAGCTGCACTTGCGCACTATGCGAACGACGCACAGTTTTCTTCAGGCGAGACAATGACCGACCAACAAAAGCGCGACATGGACGACTATGGCTCCATTGCTCGCGAAGCACTCGACGAGGGGAGCAAGACGTGAGCAACACAGATATTCAACTCACACTTTTGACGATTTTGGTTTGTGTATCGGGCTTGGGAAACTGGTTCTTGAACTACACAAACGCCAAGCGCCTCGACATGCACGGCGAGTGGTTGAAAGTAGGTAACTATCCCTTGACGACAAGTAAGAATTGGGGCATTGTATTTATATGAGACTTAAGCCATTTTTTACATATTACGGCGGCAAATATAGGATAGCGCCCCGCTATCCAGTCCCAGCATATTCTCGAATCATAGAACCGTTTTGCGGGAGCGCGGGCTATGCGCTAACCCATAATCGAAGAACAGTTAGTCTATTTGATCTAAATGAACGAATTGTGGGTACTTGGAACTATTTAGGTAATTATCCCTTGACGACAAGTAAAAGATAGGCTATACTGTATTTAACTTGTTGATAGGAGGGCAAAATGCTCAAAGTAACTTTCAAAAAATCATACCAAGTAAAAGAAGGCCGCAAATGGGTTACGAAAGTCTCGGAATGGGACGAAGAAATTAAGACCGAAGCCGATGCCAAATTGCGTGCAATGGCTTTGAACTGGGAAATCATCAAAATGGAGGTTATTTAATGAGTAAGCCTCTTAGCTCTTTAACAGATAAAGCCTTGGTCCGCGAATATCAGCGGATTCACGCCAAAATCGACAAAGCGTTAACGAAACTTGTAGAGCAAGGTCTGGGAGATGTGAAGCCTTCAGATATGATGCGCGGTCGAGACACAACATATGCAAGCAACAAGACTGTCAGAGAATACCTGGCACTAACCAACTACGCCGCAGAAATCAGGTATCACGCCGAAACTAGATATGGTCCTGGCCTGATAATCGTTGATCAATTATGTTGGAAAAACCGATGAAATACTCAATCAAAAACTTCCGCCAAGACTTCCCCGACGACAAGACGTGCTTGGCGTTCATCTTTAAGAACCGTTATCCCAAGGGCCTTGAGTGCCCGAAGTGTGAGCGCAATGCCTTTGTTCCCGTCGAAGGCCGTCGCTCATACGCTTGCGCTTGCGGCTATCAGGTCTATCCGACCGAAGGCACCATATTCCATAAGTCGCCCACGCCGCTCACACTTTGGTTCCACGCGATATTTTTGATGAGCCAAAGTAAGAACGGAGTCGCCGCCAAAGAACTAGAGCGTCAACTTGGAGTTACTTACAAATGCGCTTGGCGTATGGCGAAACAGATTCGCTTACTCATGGGACAAGGGCCTGAACCGCTTGGCGGTCTCGAAATTATGGAAGCCGATGAGACGTATGTCGGCGGCGTGAGACGCGGCAAACGGGGCCGTGGTGCTGAGGGCAAGACACCGGTGTTTGGTGTCGTAGAACGTAAAGGCGAAGTTAAAACTCAAGTCATTCCGAACGTGAAACAAGCGACGCTAATACCGCTCATTGAGCGCATGGTTCCGGCTAATGCGGTTATCACAACGGATGAATCGAATAGCTATAACAAGGTCAAGTCACTTGGGCATTTGCACGAAACGGTTCGACACGGCAAAGGCGAATACGTCCGAGGCGACGTGCATACGAACACAATAGAGGGATTTTGGTCGCAGTTTAAGCGTTCCGTTCACGGGACTTTTCACGCCGTTTCGCCGAAGTATTTGCAGACGTACCTCGACGAGTTTTCTTTTCGCTACAATCATCGCGGCCAGAATTTGCCCGTTGTGATGTTCGCAAAGGTTGGGACGCTTTTACCAAAAGTCGGAAAAACTGGTTCATAAGGAGATGCTTTGCATGAATATCAAAAGGAGTCAACTTGTCGCTAAGGGATACTTACCCTATAATTATAGCTGAAGACGCAGAGATCGACGCCATCAGTGGTAATAAATAGAAGTCTCTTTAGATTGGTTCTCGGTATCAAGCCACGCTTTACCAAACTGTGTCCATTCGTGGGCACTTAGCTCAAAAAGGTGCATGTCCTCACCCTCAGGCTCCACATCGATGTGAAGTTTTGAATCAAAGAACTTCACGACGTAAGGGTCGCATTCAAAGAAAACTTGAAGGTCGTAGTTTGCGATCCTTCTAATGTTAGGCCAACACACGGCGCGATACTTCATTCTTGTGGAAATCTCATTGACTTGAGTTATTGTCAATTTCAATGACACAAACCCGACCGTACTCGAATAAAGACGAACAGCTCCTAATGGCGGACATTTGGCAGCCAGCGATTGCAGATGATCCGTTAGCGTTTGTTAGATACATCTTCCCTTGGGGCCAAAAAGGAACACCACTTGAACACTTTCAAGGTCCAAGGAAATGGCAGATCAGTGAACTCACAAACATCGCAAACCACATCAAAGAACAAAAAAGGCGATTCCCTCTCTTCTTAGCCGCTGTAAAGAAACACGGCGATAAATCAAAAGAGGCACTTGAACTCGCCCCCCGCATGTATCAGTCAGCGACTGCAAGTGGACGAGGCCCTGGGAAGTCGGCATTGGTTGCGTGGTTAAACCTTTGGATGATGTCTACGAGAATCGGATCGACAAGCATTACAAGTGCAAACACTGAAGCGCAGTTAAAATCAAGGACGTGGGCGGAGCTTGGGAAATGGCACACGCTCTCAGCAAACGCACATTGGTTTGAAAGATCGACTCTGGGGTTAAAGCCAGCGACGTGGTTTGAAGAGTCACTTAAAAAACTAAAGATCGATAACTCCTACTACTATGCTCAAGGGCAATTGTGGTCTGAAGAAAACCCGGACGCGTTTGCGGGAGTTCACAATCAAACTGGGATCATGGTGATATTTGACGAAGCGTCCGGTATCCCAAAACCGATTTGGACTGTGACTGAGGGATTCTTCACCGAGCCGATTGTGGATCGGTATTGGTTTTGCTTTTCAAACCCTCGTCGAAACACTGGAGAGTTCTTTGAGTGTTTCCATAAGAACCGAGCGTTCTGGAAGTTAAGGAACCTTGATTCAAGGACAGTCGAGGGGACGGACACAAACAAGTTAAACGAGATCATTGCAAAGCACGGCGAAGATTCGGACGAAGCGAGGATTGAAGTCTTAGGTCAGTTCCCACGACAAGGTGATAAACAGTTCATCTCTCGAGAGATCATCTTAGGTGCAACGCAAAGAGAACTTGTGAAAGACGAGGCGGCACCTCTCATCATGGGAATCGATGTGGCAAGGTACGGTGATGATAAGACGGTGTTTAGATGGCGCCAGGGTCGCGATGCGAGGTCCATTCCACCGATTGAGTATAAAGGTCTAGACAACATGCAAGTCGCAAATTTTGCGGCCGAGTGGATTGAAAAGACAAACCCCGATGCGGTCTGTGTGGACGCGGGTGGAAGTGGATCCGGTGTCGTCGATAGACTGAGGGAGCGTGGGTTTAAGGTGCATGAGATCTGGTTTGGATCAAAGTCCGAGGACGCGCAGTGGGGGAATAAGCGGACTGAACTCTGGGATCAGATGCGGGAATGGCTTAATGGCGGATGTATTGACGCAAGGCAGGAGTTACTCGATGACTTGGCCGGGCCGGAATACGACTTCCAGGGTGGCGGCGATAAGATCATTTTAGAGCCAAAGGAAGCGATGAAGGCTAGGGGCCTTGCATCTCCAGATCATGGCGATGCACTCGTTCTAACGTTTGCGGTGAAGGTGGCTTGGCGGGACGCAAGGTCAGCCCGGAACAAGCGGTCTGGACGTGTTGCGAATGATATGGACTACGATATTTTTGGTGGTTAACATTGCCAATATCACAATGTCATGCGTAATTAGCAATGGTCTAGGGGGCAGTGATGGGGATGGAGCCGGGCAGTAAGTTCTTTAATCGCATGGGGTTTGACCTCTTTAACGAACTTAAAAAGAAAGACCCCACGACTCTAAACGACTGGGAGAAAGCATTTGTTGCGGATCCCGGTTCAGTCGATCCCGGCGGTGGAGCGACCAATCCAAACGAAGATATTGTGAATGCGATTGGGTACTCAGCGGTCGGTGACGAATTAAAAGCAAACGCACAGAAAAAAGGTCTCAGTAACGCAAGCTCAAAGATTCTTGGAATGTCCGCAACAATGCAGGGCACAGCTCCCAAGGCTAGTCGCTCGCTTTTAGGATACTAAGTGATCATAGACCAAAAAGAGCGAAAGAAAAACGAGACGATCGCAGAAGAGGTCTGCCACGAGTTTCATCAGATGACCTCGGCTCGAAAGAACTTTGAGAGTCACTGGACGGAGATCGCTGAGAGAGTGATCCCGGCCCACTCTAAACTTTTTCAACAAGGTGGGTTTCGCGGGTCTAAAGGCGAAAAGCGAAACGAGTATATCTATGACTCGACCGCTGCGATTGCGCTCAATCGTTTCTCATCGATCCTTGATTCTCTTCTCACTCCAAGAAACCAGACGTGGCACAGAATTCTTCCAAGTGATCGGAACCTTCAAAAAGATCGTCAGGTGCGCCTTTGGTTTGAAGAGGTGAATCGAATTCTCTTCCGCCACAGGTACGCCGCAAAAGCAAACTTCGCTTCACAGAATCAACAAAACTATAAGTCACTCGGTGCCTACGGCACGGGTTGCATGTTTGTTGACGATATGGCGGGAGAACCTGGGATCAGATACAGGAACTGTCACTTGGCAGAAGTGTACTTTGCTGAGAATCATCAGGGGATAGTGGATAAAGTGATCCGCTATTTCCCGTTATCAGCTAGGCAAGCAAAGCAGAAGTGGGGAGATAGACTCCCCGCCACAATTCTAAATGCCGCAAGCTCCTCTCCTGAAAAGGAAAGTTTCTTCTTTCACTGTGTGAAACCCAATGTCGATCGCGACCCTTCGCGAGCTGACTATAAGGGGATGAGTTACTCTTCCTACTATGTTTCTGAGGACGGGAAAGCGCTTTTAAGTGAGGGTGGATACACCACAAACCCGTTTCCGATTTCTAGATACGAACAGATGCCGGGTGAAGTTTACGGCCGAAGTCCAGCGATGGACGTTTTGCCTGCGATTAAGACTCTAAACGAACAAAAGAAAACCGTTCTAAAGCAAGGCCACCGAACGGTGGACCCCGTTCTTTTGGCGCACGACGATGGCATTATCGATTCGTTTTCTATGCGTCCAGGTGCAATTAACGCAGGTGGAATCTCTGCCGATGGCAGGATGCTAGTTCAACCACTTCAAGTTGGTAACGTCCAAATCGGTAAAGAGCTGATGGACGATGAGCGAGCGATCATCAACGATGCGTTCTTAGTGACTCTCTTCCAGATTCTGGTTGAGACCCCGCAGATGACCGCGACCGAGGTGATGGAGCGAACCAGAGAGAAGGGGATTCTCCTCGCTCCGACCATTGGTCGTCAGCAAACCGAGTACCTTGGACCCATGATCGAGCGCGAGCTTGATATCTTATCAAAACAAGGTCAGCTCCCGCCAATGCCTGATCTTCTGATGGAAGCTCAAGGTGACTACCGGGTCGAGTATGATTCCCCGCTTTCCCGCGCTCAGCGTGCGGAAGAGGCGTCAGGTCTCATGCGTACAATCGAAACCGCTCTAAACGTTGTGAACGTGACTCAAGACCAAGCCCCTCTTGATTTCTTTGATTGGGATACGATCATCCCGGAAGTCTCAGACATCCAAGGTGTTCCATCTAGGTGGATGCGTGATCCGAAGGTTGTGGCTCAAATCCGAGAAGGTCGAGCGCAACAACGTCAGACACAAGAGAACATTCAGGGAGCGCCAGCAGCGGCGGCGATGGTTAAAGCAGCGGCGGTAGCACAGAAGGCGTGATGGAAGAAGAATTGGAAGAAGTAGAACCTAGAGCGAAAGGTGCGCTTAAAGCGCGTCAAACGAATTACCGTGCGGCGTTTATGTCTCCCGCAGGTGAGAAGGTACTTGTCGACTTGGCCCGATTTTGTCGGGCGCACGAATCGACGTTTCATGTGGATCCAAGAGTGCAAGCGGCACTCGAAGGTCGGCGTGAAGTATGGCTTAGGATTCAAGAGCACTTAAAACTAGACCCGGATCGACTCTGGGATCTTTATCGTTAGAGGGGCAACATGAGTGAAGTAACCACAGCGACGACTGCAGCGGCGCCAGTTACGGCGTCAGCAGGAGTCACAACTGGACAGGCAGCAACGACGGCAGCGACAGCGGTTCCTGATTGGACCACAGGGTTAAACGAGGACCTTCGGGGTTACGTTCAAAACAAAGGTTTTAAGGATCCCGCAGCGGCGATTGATTCGTATCGAAACCTTGAAAAGCTCATGGGAGTTCCAAAAGAGCGACTTTTAAAACTTCCAGAGAAAGACGATGATCCGGCTTGGAGTGAAGTTCACGCTCGCCTTGGCCGTCCAGCAAGTCCCGATGAATACAAGATCGACGGAGAAAACAAAGAGTTTGCTAAGTGGGCAAAAGAAACTTTCCACGGCTTAGGTCTAAATAAGAAACAGGCCGAAGCCCTCTTTGGAAAATACAACGAGTTTGCTAAAGGGCATTCCACTAAACAAATGGAAGCTCAGGTCCAGCAAGCGCAAGCGTCTGAAGCGGCGCTTAAAAAGGAATGGGGCGCAGCCTACGATCAAAACGTCATGACGGCAAAGAAAGCGGCGATGACGTTTGGACTCACAAAGGAAGTGATCGATAAACTCGAATCAGCGATGGGATACGCTGAGGTGATGAAGTTTATGAGCACAATTGGGTCAAAGGTAGGAGAGGACTCTTTTGTCGCTTCTAGCTCCTCGAGCCGGGGCTTTGGAGTCATGACCCCGGAACAGGCAAAGAACCGAATCTCTGGGCTAAAGCAGGACCGAGAGTTTATCGCTAAACTTTCTCAAGGAAATGCCGAAGCAAGGGCTGAGTGGGATCGCCTGAACCAATGGGCCGTTAGCACTTAATTCGATTGACGAATTCGAAATGTTTTGGAGATATAAGCTGTGAGCACTGAACTTCAACAACTTCGCCTCGAATGTCTGAGACTCGCGCATACGCACGGGATCACTCCTACCGAGGTCCTTGGAAAGGCTGAGATGTACGTAAAGTTCATCTTGGCCCCAAGCGAAGTGACTGAAAAACCAGTGCAAAGTCTTTCCCCTTCTAAGGACACACGTTCTGCGAAGGGAAGAAATAGCGGGAACGCTGACATCTTAAGTTAGCGCCGCAAAAGTTATTTTGAAATAGTACATGGCCCTGCCGGTCGGTGGACAAGCCCCAAACCAGAAACACTAACGTTTTTGAGAAAGGGGACTTCTAATGTCCATCAATTTACCCAGTCATTATGTAATTCAGTACGCAAACAACATTCAGCTTTTGCTTCAGCAAAAGGGTTCAAAGCTCCGCGATAAAGTCATGACCGGAGCACACGTTGGAAAACAGGCGGCTCCAGTCGACCAAATCGGATCGATTGCGATGCAGCCCGTTGTTTCCCGCTTTGCGCCGATGGGCCGAGTGGATGCAGCGGTCGACAGACGTTGGGTTTTCCCAAGCGACTTCGATCTCCCACAATTGATCGACAGTTTTGATAAGCTGCGATTGTTGCTCGACCCTGCATCTTCTTACGTTCAAAACGCAGTGTTTGCGGCTGGACGTCAGATGGATGACCTGATCATTGACTCGTTCTTTGGAACAGCAAAGACAGGTGAAGCGGGCGGAACATCAACAACTTTCCCTTCAGGAAACCAAGTTGCTGTTAACGAAGGTGCAGCGTCGAACACTGGTTTGACAGTCGCGAAACTTCGAAAAGCAAAGCGTCTCTTGATGGCAAACCAAGTTGACATCGACAGCGATCCGCTCACTGTCGTTGTGACTGCACGTCAGCACGATGACCTTCTCGCCGAAGCACAAGTCATCTCGATGGATTACACTGATCGCCCCGTTCTGATGGACGGAAAGATCACTCGATTCCTCGGAATGGATTTCGTTCATTGTGAGCGCCTGGATACAGACGGATCAAGCTACCGTCGCGTCCCGGTATTCGCAAAGTCGGGCATGTACCTCGGAATCTGGGATGATGTGAAAACTGATATCTCTCAGCGAAAAGATCTCCAGTCGATGCCTTGGCAGGCCTACGTCACAATGACTGCCGGAGCGACTCGCTTGGAAGAAAACAAGATCATCGAGATCAAGTGCTCGGAAGCTTAATCTTAATTTTTGAAACATAAGGAGATTTGAACCATGGCAGTAGTAACAACAAAAGCAGGAGCGATCACCAACCGTGACTCGACTCCGGTAGTGCTTTCAAACGCAAGCATCTTGAACGGATTGATCCACGAGGCTGTCGGAACAGTTGAAGCGGCAAACGGAGATTCGATCGGTTCCAAGTATATCTTCGCGACAATCCCATCGAATGCTCGAGTGTCACAACTTCTCGTGTATTCGGACGACGTCGGAACAACAACCGCTGCGGACTTTGGTATTTACCAAACGACAGCAAACGGTTCTGCAGTCGTTGATGCAGACTTCTTTTCATCAGCCGTTTCGTTGAGCGGCGGCGCTTTGAACGGTGTTGACATCACTCACGAATCTGCAGTGTTTGATCCAGACGATGTTGAAAAGCCCTTGTGGCAGGCACTTGGCCTCACTTCAGATCCCGGTCTTATGTATGACGTTGTCGCGACTCTAACAGCGGCGGCCGATGCAGCGGGCACCATTTCGTTGAAGGTTCGTTACGCAGTCTGATTTCAGAAATCGAGTCAGGGAGATGGTTTGTTTGGGCAGGCCATCTCCCTTTCTCACTTCATAAAGGAAACTTAAAATGGCAACACGACGATACAAGTTGTCGGCCGGAGAGACAGAGTTTCAGATCACTGAGGAAGTTGGTGCAGCCACTAACTCCGACACGGTGGAACTGACGGTTGATCTTGCGACCACTGCAGTTAACGCAAACGGGTCAACGCGAGCGATTCTCAAAGAAGAGGTCTTGCGCGCCTTAGAGATGATCATGAATCACATCACTAAGGGTCAATGGCCGCCAGCATAAGGAGTTAATCGATGGCAAAGGCTTACATTACCGAACATCCGAGACCAACCATGTATCAGGGTGGGCTTTTGCCTGTCGTTGCAATGCCACCTCTTACTTCTCAAACAGTTACGTTCACAACCACGACTCAGTCGAATGCGTTTGGATCAACAACAAAGATGATCTGTGTTCACACAGATTCAATCTGTTCGATTGAGTTTGGCACAAACCCTACTGCGACAACTAGCAGTAGGCGGATGGCGGCGAACACGACTGAATACTTTGAAGTGACTCCCGGCCACAAAATCGCACTCGTCACTAACACTTAAGGGGCTCACCATGATGGGAATGCAGCCGATCGCGCCACCACTTCAAAGCACAATGGCGGACCTAAGTTCGCTTTTGCAGCTTTTGTCAGATCCAAAAAAAGTCAAAGAGGCACTCGACAGTATTGCAAAAGCTGTCGAGGAGTTAGAGGCAGTTAAACTTGATCTTGCTGAAAAGCAGCCAGCCGCAAAGCTTTTAAGTGAACAGCTAGACGCGAAGTCAGCGGAACTTAAAGACGCGGTTGCAAAGCTAGACGCAAAGTCAGCGGAACTTGCGGCAAAAGCTCAAGCTTTTATGAAGCGGGAGAAAGACCTCGAGTTTAGAGAACAAGACCAGGCGAAACGTTTTGACGAGATTCAAGCTGGTCTTGACGAGGCGCTTAGAACTGTCGCTCACAGAGAGGCGATGGTGACGCAGAAACTCTTTGAAGCAAACGCTTTGAATGAAGCGGCTCTAGTTTCAAAGAAAGAGTACGAAGAAAAGCTCGGCAAACTTAAAGCCATGGTAGGTGCTTAATGTCTTTTTCAAATACTGCTGAAACGGCAATCAACACCTACATCTTTGTAGGAACCGATGTCGCATGGAACGCGAATACTGATCTATGGCTGGCGCTCCATACTGCCGATCCAGGTGAAGCCGGTACAGCGACAACAAGCGAATCTGCGTACACATCCTACGCTCGGGTCGCGGTCGACAGAGCCACAGGCTTTACAGTATCCGGTGCAACGGTTGAGAACGCAGCACTCGTGCAGTTTCCAATTTCGACGGGCGGATCATCAACGGTGACTCACGTTTCGATTGTGACGACAGCGTCCGGTGCCGGAACGATCATTGTGTCGGGAGCCTTGAACGCATCGCAAACGATTGTCACTGGAAACCAACCACAGTTCAGCGCAGGCGATCTCGTCTTCACGCTTGATTAGGATCTAAATGCCAGGTTTTTCAGGGGTCGGAGCATACACAACCGCAGTTGAGTCAGGGCAGAACCACTATTCTACCTGGCGAAAAACTCCCTCGCAGATCACCACTGCGGGGATTTGGTTTGATATGAGCATGAGCCCAGGAAACCCCAATCCTCAATACTACGCAGCGACACCGCTCGTTGCACAGCAGATGAAGCGATCGACAGACGGCGGGCTCAATCATGGGCCAGTACTCACAACGCCAAGCAAATACCTCCACAGGTTTCTAATCATGAGTGCCTCGGCGACCGGGTTACCTATGCCATTCATTCTCTGCGACTATCTGCTTTACTATCCATTCGTCGACACCGGTACCAATGATGCACAGGTCATGGATAACACAAATACGATCTCGCGCTATACAGACGGTGTCGGTGTTCAAATGATGGCGGTCTCGGTCGCATCGAACTCTGGAACGCTCCCAACCTTTACTGTCAACTATACCAATTCAGACGGAGTAGCGGGGCGAACAAGCGTCACGCAAACGGTGAACATTGCGACAGCGAACGGCTCCATCATCACGAGTTCGGTAGGGTCAGCGATTTCAAGCGGGCCATTCATTGGACTTCAAAGTGGTGATATTGGCGTGCGCTCGGTTGAGAGTGTCACATTTCCGTCAGTCACAGACGTCGGACTTTTCGCCTTGGTACTTGTGAAGCCTCTTTTGACTTCGGTGATCTTAGAGCAAACGGCACCAACAGAAGTAGTGCCGATGCCTCACCAATCACAGCTTCCTAGAATTTACGACGATGCGTTTTTGAGTTTAGTGACTCTCCCAAACGGGTCCTTAAGTGGCGTCGCCTTTCACGGCGAGATTGAAACAACATGGAACTAGGGGATCTCAATGCCGGGCTTTAGTAGCTATGACGACTTTATCCAAGAATCCACCTCGAACGGTAAAACATTTCGACAGGATTGGAACAAGCTCATGCTTCCAACCACCGTCGCAATCGCGGGCGAGTGGCATTGCCTGGCTCGGGGCGCCGGAAACCCTGGAGCTGACGCGCTCTTTAACACTGGCACCAACCTAACCTTCCAGCCGGTGAGTGATACGACCACCAACGCGTCGTCGATTCAACATGGCGGAGCGGTGTCACCTGACTATAAGTACATTATGAACGCTTCGGCGTTTTCGGCAGCGGCGACAACGATGCCCTCCATATTAATGCTCATTGATCTCGTTGGTTTTTACAGAGTGACTTCGACAACGACGATCACTTCTCAGGCGATGACCAATACTCTTTCAGCATTTAGTACATTTACAGCGGACGCCGGTACAGACGTCTGTACGCATTCCAATATCAACTTGCTCCCATACACGCGCGTTCAATTGACGACAACGACGACTTTGCCTGCTGGATTGTCGCTTGCGACCGACTACTACGTGATCAAGGTTTCAGATACGACGTGCCAGTTTGCCACTTCGTATGCAAACGCGGTGGCAGGAACCGCGATCAATATCACTGATGCAGGTACAGGCACACACACGATCAACACTCTCTATCCGAGATACACGTCCGGCGCTGGACTTAAAGCTTTCATGTGGGCCAATAACGCCACACCACTCGGAGCCGGTACGCCGAACTTAAGTTTCCCGGCCTATACAAACTCAGCTCAGACTGGAAGCCGAGCGACGCCGACTGTCCTGCCGATCGGAAAGACAGCTTGTCCAAACGGACAGATTCTCTATTCGGGAACGGGTTCTGGAAAGTATGGACCATTCATGCCGATGCAAGCCGGGGATTCTGGCATTGCAAAGGTTGATAACGTCCAGCTTTCTTCGACGTACACGTCGGGCGAATTCTCTGTCGGGATCTGCAAACCGCTCATCACAATGCCGATGACAACCATCGGTGTAGCGAGTGAGCGAGAGTTCTTGTCTCAAGTTCCAGGCGGCCTACCTAGAGTATATGATGGCGCGGCCCTTTACTGGCTTTTGTATCACGGGGCAGCGACTCCAGTGAACTCGTCCTTTTTTGGTCATTTAGATTTCGCGTGGGGATAAGCGTTGGCACTAAGGGGTAACTACTCAGTCTTGAACAAGTCTCACGCGCGTTTCACGAATGGAACCGCGACGGCTGGCGCTTATGCAGCGAACACGCGTTCGAACTGGAAGAATCCAAGCGTGCTTCGGTCGCGAGATGTATTCATGCCAGCTAAGGTTTCAATGCCTGCTGGCTATGTGGCGGGCTCGGCACTGACTATTGCCCGGTCATCGGGCGGCCTTGCGTCGCACACGCAGATGACTGCGAGTGTCTCAGAGACCGAAGCACTCCTTGCTCTTGGCATAAACATCGACGCCAACCTTTCAGCTTCAATCACTGAAACAAACGCAACGCTTGCCTTGATCGTTGCACTTGAAGCGGCACTCTCGGCTGGCATCACGCTCACAGATGCGCAGCTTGCGATCATCCTTTTGCTTCAAGCGGATTTGACAGCGACAGGCTCTTTCACTGATGCACAGCTTGGAAACATCCTAGGTCTCACGGCTTCGCTATCAGCATCAATGACCTTGACGAACTCGATAACGAACTTGGTCAACCTCTCTGCCGACATTGGCGGCGCTGAAGCTTTGTCAGCTCAAGGCCTGGCGACAGCACTACTTGATGCCAACGACATTGAGACAAACTACTCAATGCGTGAAGCGCTTCGAATCATTCTTGCAACCCTCGCAGGAAAAGTCTCCGGAGCCCCTGGAACCACAATCACAATTCGTAACATAACAGATAGTAAAGACCGTGTCGTTGCAACGGTGGATAGCAATGGAAATAGAACCTCAGTCACTTACGACGTAACGGAGTAATTAATGTTTACGGCAAGTTTCTTTCCAAAGGTCTATTTCACAGGATTTTATTTTGAGCCCGCTGACGGCTCTACACCTCCGACGACTGACGAGAACGTTCACATCGTTGGGATGCACGTCAACGTTGGAACGATGATGGGACGGGCGTAATGGCAAGTGTGGTAGGAATCTGTAACCGAGCACTTCAGAAACTTGGCGCGAATACGATCACCGATATTTCAGCAAGTTCGGTTCAAGCTAGAGCTTGTAATCTCTGCTATGAGACTCTAAGAGACGCCGAGCTTCAAGCACACAAGTGGAACTTTGCGATCGATCGAGCGGAACTTGCGGCCGATTCCCCGGCTCCTGATTGGGGAAAACAAAACTCATTTACACTTCCAAGTGACTTTCTAAAACTTGCCGACCCGGATCCAGAGGATAACTCTTCGGTCACGGACTATGAGATTGAGGGTCGAAAGATCTTTACCAATTTCTCAGCTCCACTTTACATTCGCTACGTGAGACAGGTCACAGACCCTAACGAGATGGACGTTTTGTTTCGGGAGGCGCTTGCGTGCAGGATGGCGATGGAGATGTGTGAAACACTCTCACAATCCAATTCGAAAAAAGAGTCCCTTCGTTCCGACTATATCTTGGCGATTCGTGAAGCAAGAAAGTCGAATGCGATTGCTAGACGGCCACAGGAACCAGAGGTCACAAGCTGGACATCGGAGCGAAGCTAAATGCCAAAGGCGTCACCGATACAGTCAAACTTTGTTTCTGGAGAGTTCGGGCCAAAACTATATGGCCGAGTGGATGCCGAGAGGTATCGACAGGGTTTAGCCACGTGCTTAAACTTTCTCCCCACGATTCAAGGGAACATTGACCGTAGGACTGGAACAAAGCATTGCCGGTTCACAAGTACAGGCGGCGCAAAAGTTCGTTTGATTCCCTTTATCTATTCTCAAGGGGATTCGTTTGCGGTCGAGATCGGGACTTTAAGCGGCCGCAGTTACTTTAGATTTTATAAGAATAAACTTCCCATCCTCGAGAGTACGGTCACGATCACGGCGATAACGCAGGCAAACCCGGCCGTCGTTACGGCGGCAGCGCACGGGTACAATAACGGTGATGAGATCGAAATCGCATCTGTCGTTGGGATGACTCAAGTCAACGGACGAAGGTTTAAGGTCGCAAACAAAGCTGCGAACACGTTTGAACTTCAAAGCGTTCAAGGGACGAACATCAATTCGTCAGCTTTTACTGCGTATAGTTCTGGCGGTACAGCGGCCAGAGTGTACACGGTAACTCGTACCACTCCGACATACGTTGGCGGCTGGACGGACGATGAACTTGAAGAGATCCAATATGCACAAACTGGAAACTACTTGTTTCTGGTACATAAGAATTATCTTCCGGTGGTCGTCACTCGTTCAACCGACACAAGTTGGTCGGCTGAAAACTTTAACAATTCGACGGCTTCGTCGGCCACACTAGATTCTTTGGGTCCCTTTGTTTCTGGCCCATCGACGACGACAATCACGCCTTCGGCTGTGACAGGTATTGGAATCACTCTCACTGCTAGTCAACCGACATTCGCGTCGACTGACGTGGGGGTCCTGGTAGGGCATTTGAACGGCACGACGTGGGGATATGCAGTTATCACTGCGTACACCTCGACGACTCAAGTGACCGCAAACGTGGTGTCCAACTTTGGCGCCGCAGTCGCGTCATCAACTTGGAACTGGACGGCATGGTCTGCGACAAAAGGATATCCATCAGCGATAGCGTTTCACCAAGACAGAATGTTTTTTGCTGGGATCCCGTCATACCCGCAAACGATCTTTGGTTCAGCCGTTGGGTCTTACAAAAACTTTACTCCCAATGGGACGACGGACTCTGACTCAGTCACGTTCACTTTGAACTCGGAAGATTCAAACAAGGTTTGCTGGATCGCAAGCGATGAGAAGGGACTACTCGCCGGGACTCAAGCAAACGAGTGGGCGATCTCAGGATCCGACGCTGGACTCGTCATTACTCCGACAAGTGTGTATGCAAAGAAGTCCGGGAAGTACGGGAGTGCTGAATTACAGCCCGCAAGACTCGGGAAAGCTGCACTTTACGTGCAAAAATCCCAGAGAAAAGTGCGAGAATACACCTTCTTTTATGATGTTGCGGGCTTCAAATCAGTCGATTTGACCGAGCTTGGGAACCACATTGGTGAGAGTGGGATCACGTTGATCGCTGCCCAGACAGAACCACAGCCCATTGTGTGGGGAGTTAGGACTGATGGCGTGCTGATCGCGATGACATATGATCGTGATTCAGAAAACTTAAGGGCTGGATGGAGTCGTCACATCTTAGGTGGTCAAAGTACCTCAGGTGGCGCGGATCCAGTCGTTGAGAGTGTGGCTGTTATCCCGACGTCTGCTGGAAACTACGATGAAGTGTGGTTATCCGTTAAGCGATACATCAATGGCCAAACGGTGAGATCCGTCGAATACCTAGAAAAACCGTTTGATGATGAAGATGATCAGGCCGATGGATACTTCCTTGATTGCGGCGCAAGTTATTCTGGTAGTGCTGTCACCACGATCTCAGGTCTTTGGCATCTTGAAGGTGAGACTGTGGACGTGTGTGCAGACGGAGCGGTTCAAACTTCAAAGACCGTTTCAAGTGGATCAATCACACTCGATCTTGCGGCAAGCGTCGTTCACGTTGGATACACGTATAACTCAGACGGTCGGATGCTAAGGCTTGATGCAGGTGCCGCCGATGGAACATCGATCGGAAAAATCAGACGAACACACAGGGTCGGGTTCTTACTCCACAGGACCGCAGCGTTTAAGATCGGTCAGGACTTTGACAACCTAGATCAACTCACCTTTAGGACCGCAAGCGACAATGTATCGGAAGCTGTGCCTTTGTTTTCTGGGATTATCTCTGAGAATTTTCCTGCAAACTACGATTTTGAAAACTATATTTGTTGGCGACAGGATCAACCACTTCCCTGCAGCATACTCGCTGTGATGCCACAGCTTGTGGAACAGGACGGATAGTGGAGATCATCAAGTTTGAACCTGTCCATTTGATGGAGCTTTTAAGACAAGACGCTCACGCTTCGATCGCTGGACGGATGACGATTGAGCGGGCTGAGTTTTTAGCGAACATCGACACGGTATCGGTGGTTGATGGAAGCAAGGTGTTTCTTGTGGGTGGGGCGATCAAATACCACGAACACCGTGCGGAAGCATGGGCGATGATTGATCAAAGTTGCAGGCGGGATTTCATCGGAGTGTTCAACAAAGCTCGCCAGTGGATTCAGGACTTTAAGATTCGAAGACTTGAAGCTGCAATCGATCAGGAGTTTGAAGCTGGGCATCGGTGGATAAAGGCTTTGGGGTTTCAGTTTGAGGCTGGGCCGCTTAAGCACTACCGATCAAACGGTGGGGATAGTTCTCTCTACGTTAGGATTCAATGATGGGCGCAGAAATTATCATAGCCGGGGCTGCGGTTCAGGCGTATAGCGCGATAAAGCAAGGGCAAGCTGCAAAGGAAGCTGGCGAAGCGAATGCTCAGGCTGCGGAAGCAAACGCTGCGCTCGCTCGAGAACAGGCCATCCAAGACGAAAGACAGCTTCGAGCCACGGCTAGAAAACAGATCGGCGCGAGCCGCGCTAACTTTGGTGCAAGTGGTGTCACGATGGATGGTTCGCCGGAAGCGGTCCTAGCTGAGAGTGCCTCAAACTTGGAGGCAGACGCTCTAGCGATTCAGCGCGGAGCCACACTCAGATCGGCAGCCTTTGGCCGGGAAGCGGCAGCGAGTAGGCGAGCCGGAAGTTCGGCTGAATCAAACAGCTATCTTATGGCTGGCGGAACCTTACTAAGCGGCGCAGGTAGTTACATGAGATATAAAGATCCGGGCTCCACTAAGTACGGGGGCGACACCTAATGCCAAAAATTCAAGTCTATGACCGACAAGTTGGAAATACGGGACCGATCCAAGAGCGCAGATATACGGCCGAGGACTTTGGTGGAAACACTCAAGGCCTTGAGATGTTGGGTCGCGGGATCTCAAACCTTGGCGGAGCGATTGCTGAACGTGAAGCGCAGTCTGAGGTGTCTGACCTTTCTGCCAAGATGGCAAAAGCGCAGGCCGATTACACTAACAAATGGAACGATACTTTAAGAACTGCGGATCCAGGGGATAAGGAAGTCGCAAATCGCTTCCTTAAAGAATACCAAGACCACGTCGAGGAACTTGGATCTCAGATAGGAACGTCAGCAGGACGAGAGTTTTTCAATCAAAGACGAAACGCAACGATCGAACATTTCTCCGTTACTGCGCACGCGGGCCAAGCGGAACTAGCAGGTGTAAAGGCGCTGCAAGACCACACAACCGTGGTCAATTCTCTATCGAGTTCAGCGTTATCGGATCCTAGTTCCTACGAGGCAAGTCGTGCTGCACTTCAAGCTGATCTGAATGCAAGGGTGGCGTCGGGATCTCTTCCAAGAGAGACCGCATTGCAGCTTGAAACTAAAGGTCGAGCTGAGATGGCAAGATCGGCGATCGAAGGGTGGACTAAACTTGATCCCGAAGGAACCATTAAGCAATTAAACGAAGGTCGATGGAACACCGAGATCGATGGCGACACCAAACGCCAGATGCTTGGGATGGCTGATCAAGAGATCAGGGCAAGACAAGCGGAAGCCATGCGACTTCGCGCCGAACAAGAGCGTCTAAAAAAGGAACAACAAGAGGTAACTCAAAACGACTTCTTATCTAAAATGGTAAAGGGCACTCTTAACACCAAGACGGTCCTTGCTTCCAATCTCGAAGCGTTTGGATCTGGATCGAAAGAACAGTTCATTCAGATGTTAAAAGCCAATGCTGAAAGACCTGCTCGAACGGATCCCAGAGTCTTTAGAGATCTTTATGAAAGGATCCATCTTTCTGAGGGAGATCCTAAAAAGATTGTGAATGAGAACGAACTAAACCAGTACGTTATCGCTGGAAATGTGGCGTATGAAGATCTCATTCGTTTAAGAGGAGAGATCTCCGGAAAGAAAACCCTCGAGGGTCAAGTCGATGCGACTCTAAAAACCGGATTCCTTTCGTCCATAAAGGGGTCTATCACAAACTCAGTTCCCATGCTGGGAAAGGTCGATAACATTGGCGATCAAAAGTATTACGAAGCGCAGGCGTTTGTTGAACAACAAATCGCTGCAAGGAAAAAAGAAGGGAAGTCGATAGCTCCTCTCTTTGATCCAAAAGCGCCTGAGTTTTTAGGTCGTCAGATGGGACAGTTCCAAAGAACTTCGCAAGATATCATGCGAGATATGAGTCAGAACATTCAAAGCCAAGCGATCTCAGAACCGACTCCCGAAGTTCAACCGACTCCTCAGCCGTCAGCACTGGCGACACCGCCACCGAGTAAACTTCCTGAGATTCAACGTAAGCCTGGCGAAAGTGCAGCCGACTTTCTAAAGCGCAAAAAAGCAAAGGTGGCCGGTAACTAATGGCACTCTCTGATGGACAGCAAGAGATTCAAGATTTGATGGACGCTGGATTCTCAAGCCAAGAGATCCAGGCGTGGCGTCAGAACACGACAGCAGAACTCACTCAAGCTGGATTCTCTGGTCAAGAGATTGGGGAATATTTCGGTGAAAAGAATCCCGATATGTCGGGTCTTAAAGCCACGATTGAAACAAACCTAAAGACATACCAAGAGACAAAGACCGCTCTACCTAAGGACGGTCTCCCGCTTCAACCCCACGAAGCTCAGATGCACGAGGCTGACGGTTTCATGGAAGCACTTGGAGCTGGCTTCCAGATGTCTGTGACCGGGCTTGTTGTTAACGGGAAGCCCACTACTATTCTTCCTGAGAACGCTCCGATGTACATGCGAATAGCGAATCAAGTCGGAATGGTCATTGGAGATGTGCCAGCGATGGCGGCAGGCTCGATCGCAGGTGGCGGTCCAGCGTCTCCAATTACTGCGGGAGCCGCAGCGTTCGCGCTACCGACGGCACTTAGAGAAACGTTGATGGATGGTTACGAGAAAGGTGACTTCCAAGACTTCAATGATTTCTGGGAGCGAGCGAGCGGTGTTTTTCTAAACACTGCTAAGAGTTATGTGACTGGCGCTGCGACAGTAGGAGCTGCTGGTATTGCTGGAAAGACTCTCGCCCCACTTGCAGCCCCTGGGATAGCGAAGTCAATTGGCGTTACCAGTGCTGAGATCGCTACGATGACAACGGTCGGCGCAGCATTAGAAGGGCATGCTCCAAGGGCTCAAGACTTTGTGGATGCGGCCATTGTCGTGGGTGGATTGAAAGCTGCGGGAACCGTGGCCGGGAAAGTAAGAAAAGTTTATTCAAAGACAGGTGTTAAACCAAGCGAAGTTTTTGAAGCCTCACAAACTGACCCGACTATTAAACAAGAACTTGTCGCAAGTAACATCGAGATACCAAAAGCTTTTGGTGGGGATAAACTAGAGAACGCGAAGTTCACCTACCTTGAGCCCGGTCAAATGTCGATGGTGGTTGAGGGATCGACTCCCAATCGTTTGCGCGTGGAGCCGATCGTTTCTAAAGTTGAACCTGTCACTGAGACACCGTCTCAACCAACCGAACTCACTCCCATCAAACAGTCAGAGAAAGCAGTCCTAGAAAGAATCGGCGCTCCAACTGATAAGCCCAAACAACCTGTTAAGTTCGATGACGTTTATAAAGATTGGGTTGATGCGAAGGATCCACTTAAAGTCTTGGTCGCTGCATCGAAAGGGGAAGTGGAGATCGGGAAGGATCCTTACATCCTTTCTCGTTTGTTTGTTGACCATGGGAATAAGACAAAGAGCTGGCTTGAGTTTGGTCCAAGTGATTTCAAATCTCTTAAGCCAGTCGAGGGAGTTAAACCTCTTCAAGCAATCGTCGCTCCATTCACAAAAGAAGGGGCGAAGTTAGATTCCTTTAAAGCGTACATCGTTTCAAAGCGAGCCCTTGAGATTGAAGCTCAAGGAAAGAAATCAGGTTTCCCGATCGCTGACGCCGAAGCCGTGGTGAAAAGTGGAAAAGCTGAATTTGAATCAGCGGCAAAAGAAATCGTGAAGTTTCAAAACGAAGCCACACGTTATCTTAAAGACTCTGGCTTTCTAACTGAAGAGGGATATCAGAAGATGATATCTCAAAACCAAGATTACATCCCATTCACTCGTGTCATTGATGAGATGGATGGAGTGAAGTCAGTTAGAAAAAGTGGAGGGGGAAACCCACTTAAACGCCTAAAAGGATCTGAAGCCCAGATCGTTGACCCGATTGAATCCGTTGCCAGGAACACTGGTCTTTACATTAAACGCGCGGAACAGAACCGTGCAGCGGTGGCGTTTGTTGAGCACGCTGAGAAGAATGGATACATGGGATCTGAGATCATCGAGAGAGTTAAGACTCCGATGGATAAGATCGAAGTCAAAGCCGATGAACTCTCAAAGTTCTTTAGAGAACAAGGCATTGAGCCAGACGTTGAGACAGTCGCCATCTTTAGACCAAAGAGTTTAAACCTTGGAGAGAACGACGTTCCCGTTTTCCGTAATGGAAAAATGGAAGTCTACCGGATGAAGCCTGAGATCGCTGACATCTATAAGAAGATGGATGGTGGTCCAGCGGCGAACATATTTATAAAAGCAATGCGGCCGTTTGCATCTTTGCAGCGTGCGACAATCGCGATCACTCCTGACTTTGTTATTCGAAACGGCATTCGAGATGCGACAACTGCGGCAGTTTTCTCAAAGTATCCCCATGTTCCCGTGTACGATTCTCTTGTTGCGATGGGGGATATCATCGGGAAGCGTGAACCGTACCAAGCGTGGCTTCGTTCAGGCGGGGGAAATGGTTCGTTCTTAGAGATCGATTCAAAGTATATCGATAACAACATCTATAAGATGAATACCGAAACAGGACTTTTAAACTCAGCAATCAACGTAGTTAGATCTCCTCTTGAAATGATCCACGTGGTCTCAAACCTAGTTGAAAACTCGACCAGGGTCGGAGCGTTTAAGAACGCAGTTAAAGGAAAGAACTACGCTGACCTTTCTTTTAACGAGATGGCCGAAGCGGGGATGCAATCTCGAGAGATCACTGTCGACTTTGCTAGGATGGGAGCTAAGACCCAAGCGATCAACCAAATCACCGCGTACTGGAACGTCGGTGTTCAGGGGATGGATCGAACGGCTAGAGCATTTCAAGCGGATCCACTCGGTACTTCTGCTAAGGCCATGGCCTACGTCACGCTTCCATCGGTGATGTTGTGGTGGGCAAACCACGATGACCCACGGTGGAAAGAGATCCCCAACTGGCAGAAGGATGCGTTCTGGATCGTCATGACTAAGGACACAATCTTTAGAGTTCCTAAACCTATGGAACTTGGACTTCTCTTTGGTTCACTCCCAGAGAGGACTCTTGAAAAATACTTTAGTGATAACCCAAAAGCGTTTGATGAATTCAACGACACGATGACAAAGACATTCACGCAGTTTGCTCCGATCCCCACAATAATGTCCCCGGCCTTAGAGCACTGGGCGGAAAAGTCTTTCTTTACCGGAAACCCAATCATACCTTCCAAGTTCGAAAACATTTTTCCTCAATACCAGTTTAATGAACACACGACAGAGTCTGCAAAGATCCTGTCCCAATTCATTGGCGCAATGCCGGGAATGAAAGATAATTCAATTGGATCCCCGTTTGTGATTGAGAACTACGTTAGAGCGTGGAGTGGAAACACAGGGATGTATGCTCTAAAAACGATGGACTCGATTCTCACTAAGTCCGGCGTGGTCGCTAAAGCGCCGGAGCCAACAAGTACCTTAGCCGATATGCCTTTCATTAAATCGTTTGTGGTTCGATATCCGTCAGCGAACACGCAGTCGATCGTTGATTTTGAGAAACGATACGGCGAACAGATGAAAGCGATAAGCACAATCAAGTACCTTGCAAAGCAGGGTGACTTTCAGAACATGCAAAAAGAGTTCAAGCTCGCAGCCGAAGAGAACAACATCACAAAACTTAGAGGCTTAAGTGATGCACTCTCAAACATGAATCGGATGGTCCAGATGATCAACCGGGATCCGAATATGAAGCCCGATGAAAAGCGTCAGTTCATTGACTCTCTTTACTCCAAGATGATTGAGGCGGCTCAGATGGGTAACAAACTTCAAGAGGACCTCGACAAACAGCTTGGGTCCAAGTGAAGTTTTGCCGAATGAATTGAGAAATTAACACGACGTTGTGATTATAGAAACGGAGTCAAACCATGGCACTAAGTAGTACCACATATCGAGTAGCGTTTTCGGGTAACGGGTCTACGACTGTGTTCTCGTTTCCCTATTACTTTCTTCTAGACGCCGATCTTGTGGTGATCTTGAGAGTGGACTCGACCGGGGTTGAAACCACTAAGACAATCACAACTCATTACACCGTGTCTGGCGCAGCAAACCCATCTGGTGGATCTGTGACGATGCTGACTGCACCGGCCACGGGGGAGACGCTGATCGTTTACCGGGATCCGGCTCTTACTCAAGACCTAGACATCACGGCAAACGATCCACTTCCAGCGGAGAACCTGGAGAAAAGCCTAGACCGTTTAACGATGATCGCTCAGCGCCTTGATGGCAGGATGGACCGCGCTGTCACATTAAGTGAAGGGACGACAGATCCTTTTACTGCGACTCTTCCTGCACTTCTAACTGATAATCCAGGGGCGACGATAGTCGTTAACGACGATGGCGACGGATGGGATGTTGGCCCTACGGCAGACGAGATCACAGCGGCCGCAGGCTATGCCACCGCTGCGGCAGCGAGCGAAAGTGCAGCGGCTGCGAGTGCCGTATTGGCTGATGCAAGTGCCGACGCAGCTCTAGTGAGCGAGACGGCGGCTGCGGCTTCGGCTGCGAGTGCAGCGGCTCAATTGGCGTCAGCATTCTTTAGAGATGTGGTTTACATCACGTCCGCTGACAGCCCGAGGACGATCACATCAAGTGACAACGGGAAACTATTTAATATTAATTCCAGTGGCGGGGCGATCTCGTTCACGCTTCCGACGATCGCTTCGACCACTCTTCCATTCAACGTCTCGTTTAAGCTCACGACAGCCGGTAACACGGTCACGATCAACCGAGCCTCGACTGACACCATTGAAGGTGCAACAAGTGCGACTCTCTCAACCGCTGGTCAGGGACTGGATCTAATCGCCGATGCCGATGGCTCGCCAGACAACTGGTCAGCGATCGCAGTTCCTGGGACGGTGCTTCCGATCGCCAATGGTGGGACGGGTGCAACGACGGCGGCGGGGGCGGTCAACGCGCTTATCATAGCTCCGTCAGCAGTAAAGACAACGACCTATGCGATACTGACAACGGACAGCGCGGTCCTGACGGACGCCACTAGTGGTAGTTTCACAGTGACTTTACCTACCGCAGTAGGCGTGGCAGGCAAGACCTACACAATCAAACGCACAGACCAGACTCTGGCAAACGCGGTCACGATTGCAACCACGAGTTCGCAAACGATCGATGGTGCGACGACAAGAAAACTCTGCACTCAATATGAGCAATTCACTATAGTATCTGATGGATCAAACTGGCAGGTTCTGTCTCATACCTACCCTCAGATAGAAACGTCGTACACTCCGAGCACAAACGGACTGGGCACACCATCCGCTGTTGAAGTGGTTTGGATGCGAATTGGTAACGTGCTTCGAGTTCGAGGCAATATCACAGCGGGAACCACGACCGCAGCCGAAGCCAGAGTCAACTTTCCAAGTGGACTCACGGCAACCGCGTTCTCGAACATTCGAATGGGGGGCACATGCTTCCCTGACAACGTCGACGGCGGTTCAAACATCAGTATCTTGTCAGTCATTAGCGAACCGAGCGTGAGTTATTTCACCTTCGGCTTCAGAAATTCTAGCGCCGCCCCTCTGACGAAGCAGCTTGGAAACGGCATCTTCACGTCGTCTGTTCGGTTTACCTTTGAGGGTTCTGTGCCAATCGCAAACTGGGAAGCGTAGTCAATATTTGAATAGGGGGTCTCATGCAGACAGAAACAATCGCGATCATCTTAGGGGCACTGTTCGCCGTGAGCGAATCACTTGCACTGATTCCAGCGGTCAAGTCGAACAGCGTGTTTCAATTGGTGTTTAACCTATTGAAGTCAGGTGTTGAGCTGTTCAAAAAGAAACCGCCTGTCGCATGAGCTGGCTGACCTTCATCAAGTTACTGATTGGGATGCAGCGCCTGATCAGTATGGTCCTTGATGAGGTGGCGAGACGGAATGCAAAGGGTGAGCTTTTAGAAGTAAAGGCGGCCATCGATGAGTACAGATTGGCGGAAACAATTGAAGCAAAACGAGCGTCACTTGCAAAACTCGAAACGCTCTTTTGATTCTGACATCTATCTGAAGCTAGCACTCTGGTCGTTTCTCGTCATCGTCGTGTATGGACTTCTATTTGGATGTGCTCACGCGCCATCGGTTGAGCCAAAGTGGGGGCCAACCTTCTATCGATTCCACAACGCCGGACCAATATGTCGGTTCATCGGTGGGACGGAACGAGTCGATGTGGACTGCGACGATGAGCTTGCCTCTAAGTTTATCTGCATGTCGCCAGATGAACTCTTGAAACTCAAAGAGAAAAACCAGAGGTGTGTTGAATGGCGATGAAAGAAACGCTGGACTACTTGGAGGAGTATGCGATGCGGTTCATTGGCACGCCCTATCGTTGGGGTGGAGACGACCCAATGGCTGGCTTCGATTGCTCTGGTTTTGTACAAGAGCTTCTAGCCTCGGTGGGCATGGACCCATCCGGTGACCAAACGGCTCAAGCGCTCTTTGATTACTTTCTCAACTCGTCAAATCGAAACCCTCCACCATGCCGTGGTGTGCTTTGTTTTTACGGACGTTCAGCAAGAGAGATCACGCACATTGCATGGATGATCAACTCGCTACAAGTGATAGAGGCGGGAGGTGGTGGCTCCAAGACAACGAGCCTTGAAGCAGCCATCGCCCAAAACGCCTTCATCAGGCTAAGGCACTACCTGCATAGGAAGGATCTTGTTGCGATGCTGCTGCCAGAATATCCGGTGGTAACGTGAGCATACTCGCCGATCTTGGAGTCAGTAACGATCAGGCGATGGCAGCGGTCCTTGGTGTCGTCATCACGGCCGCGTTCAACATGATCAAGGGTGCTCTTGCGAGCCCCGGTGCAATTAAGCAAATCGAGAAAGAGAACGTCATGCGAGACGCGAAGCTCGATAAGCTATTTCAAAAAACAGACAAACTTGAACTTGATATGGCCGTCGTTACTGACAGGTTAAAGCGCGACGCAGAATGAACTACGCAGTGATGGTTGTTCAGATCATCGAAGTGGATCCAGGTGAAACGCTAGACTACTGCGCGTTTTGCGATGAGCCCACTCGCATGGCCGTGTGCATCTCTGGGCCCATGTACGCTTGGCAACAATGTCAGAAGTGCAAGTCCTACTATAACCCCGGCGTCATCTTCCGGGGCGAGAACGATGATTCAGTTATCACCACTACCGATTGATTCAATTCTCTCAGCGATCTGTGTGGCGGTATCAACCCGCACTCTGTCCTGCAGTCGAGCGTAGATAAGTGTTGTTTGCTGCGTCCGGTGGTTTAACGTTCGACCAATCTGATCTATCGATAACCCCATGGATAAACCTTGTGTTGCAAACGTCCGGCGCCAGTCTCTGGCCCAGAGATCTTCACAACCGGCTTCCTTCCTAATCTTTACCCAAAACTTTCTAGGCATGTTGATTCCAAGGATCTTTTCCCCGAAGCGCGGAAGCCTATCAATCACAGAGATTGCTTGCGGTGGGAGAACGACAACCTCTCGACCCGACTTCCCGTCAATGGCGAGTGCCCTATGAACCGTGCCAGAGATTTCAATGTCGATAATGTCTGACCACTTCGCTCGCTCGATTGCAGATGGGCGGGATCCGGTGAGCATGAGTAACATAATGAACGCTGCCGGTTTCAAATTTGATTCAAGCTCACGATTTAAAATCGAATAGATCTTCATGATCTCTTCTGGAGTCGCAGATCTTTCCCGAGATTTTTCAGCAAAGTTAGGAACGACTGAACAGGGGTTTGATCCGACAGGTCTAAAACCTTTTCGTTCAGCGAGTTTTAAAACTGTACTTAAAACTGACTTGGAACGGTTCGCTGCGTATGGCGTAGACTTGAGGCTGCGGTGCCAATCATGGACGAGGGGTGCCGTTACCTCGCTGAGTTTTAATGAGCCAAACGTTGGCTTTAGATTTCTCTCAAAGTTCCACTCCACTTCTTTTCTAAAGCCAGAGACTTCAAAGCGTTTATCTGACCAGTGCTCTATAAGTGCGATATCAAACATCTCTTTTACCGTTGGCTCCTCACGAACGGACATACGGTATTTAGATGGATCACCACCAAGTGCGATCTCTTCCCACATGGATCTAGCGACTTTTCTTGCGGTCGATAAGTTAAGCTCCGTCCCCACGTCACCGAGCTTTGGTCTACGCTGGACACCTTTTTTATTTCGGTAGAACAGAAAGAAAGATTTCTTCCCACTCACTTGAACTTTGACGTGAAGTCCTTTGACTGAACCTTCACCCTTATCCCAGAGAACACCACTTGTGAGATCGTTGATTTCTGATGGGGTCATTGAACACCGTTCCATGTAAATGATCTTGCTTGTCCGCTACCGTAATAAATCGTGAGTGTGTTGCCAGTGATCTGATACGAGTTCGATGATCGAAACCATTGGCAGAGTGTCGTGTCAGATCCGGACGGGATCGTCGTTAGCTGGTCAGGACTTGAGACAGTGATGGTCCCAGACTTTACATCACCGTTAAACGTCGCGAGGATCGTGCATCTCACAGTGCCAGACGGTGAGAGAGGGTAACTAAACGTCATCCCTGAAGGTGTGAAGAATGAAACACCAATCAGCTCCATTCTTTCTTGGGATGAAACATCAAGCCAGTAGTCAGCGATGAAGGGCCGAGTGTAAGGACTGGGACTAGAAGTGGAGGACTGTGCGCAGCCCGTTATCCACACTTGGGTAGCAACCAAGTAGCACAGAACAAGTATCCTATTCATCGCCGAATCTCCTGCGGGCGTGGGTTTAATTGCACGTTATCCGCTTTTGATAGTTTAACATGGCGTTGAGAAATAAGCAATACTATCTGGTGATCTCAGGCCAAGGGCACGAGTGACCTATGAATTCGTCAAACGATTCCCGGCACTTATCTAACGGCGGAAATCGGTAAATATTAAAGAGTGAAGGTCCCTCTCTCTTCTTCTGAGTGGGATCCATGCGAGGCACAACACTTCTTAATAATCTCCCGATCGCACGCTCATCCGGCATTCGACTCTTTATATTCCTATCTCGAGCGTGGTGCTTGTACGCATTTCGAAGTCTCTCCTTCACAACATCTTGTACCCACACGTTCTCTCCCGTTTCATAGTGAGAGATGTATCCGTCAGTCAGGCACTGGAACCACCATTGATGGAATGGATCGGCACTCGCAAGTTTCTGTTCGAGAAGGGCTGTCGTCTTTGGGGCCTCGTTGATATTGAAATTTGAAATATCAAAGTCCGTTAAATATCTTAAAAGCACTTTCGCCCCTCCCGATTCAAACCCCTCACGCATCGTTTGAAAGAAGTGAGTGTCTCGCTTCCTTCCTTCTCCCACTTCAAACACCGCAAAGCGTCTCTCATCTTCGCTTGCTGGAACAACCCAGTCCTCGTTTCCAATGATGCAGACTCGCGTACAGTTTTTTACGGCGTAAGGTTCCTTCCCTTTAAGCTCGATCACATGCTGCCTACCTGTGATGAGATCCTTTAAAACTCCCTCGGCCTCTTTATCGCCAGACCAAAACGCTTCATCGAGTGCGAGCATCAAACAGTTTTGAAGGTGAGAGTTAAAGTTTCCGGTGAGGTATCTCTTCTTTGCGGTGAGAAGGAAGTGGTGGCCTAGGAGTGAGCCGATACTTTCAACGAGTGCATTCTTTCCGACACCCTTTGATCCTTTAAACACCAATGCAACAAGTGGTTTCTCCCAAGGCTTTTGAACGAGGTGCGCAAAGAAAGAGATGAGCCAATTGAAATGTTCCTCGTTTCCTTGGCACACGTTCTTAAGCGCGTGCTCTAGCAGCATGTCTAGAGACTTGTGCTTTGAACCTGGAAGTGAAGCCTCAACCGTAAACCCACGCCACAAGTTATAGAATCTCTCGGGCATTTGTTTTCCAGGTTCAAAGCAGATCCCGTCATACGATCTTCTCTTTGGAGATCGAAGCCAGGCCTCAGTTAGCGGCCTAGTTTTATTGTCTCCGAGTGGGATGAATTGACTTGCAAATTTCTTGTGAAACGAAAGTTCAGAGATGTGATCGAGTTTAAACTTTCCCTCTGAGTCGGTTGTCTCCCAAAGAATGTGATGGCTTCCGCCAGTCATCACAAATGCGTACTCTCGATTTAATTTTTCAATAGGCGATAGCACTTCGTCCGGTTCAATCGGATCAAAGTAATTGTCCTTGTTGTTTATTCCGATGGGGTTTTGACCGTACCGATACGCATGATCGACCTTCGCTCTTAACTCATCGATAGACCACGGTGGTTGATTGTGATCGTTCCATTCATCGAGCATGAGCTTAAGACAATCAGACGGTGCACAGCCAAAGTCTTTAATCCTCGCTGCAACCTTATACGCCACAGCGTCCCCGCCATTTCCTTCGATCGAGAAGGGGGCTTCAGTCTTAAGGTAACTTCTCGCAAGTTCAATCGCAGCGTCGCGGTCAATGTTTGGTAACGTCTGACTAGCGAGCGGATGCTTAACCGGCGCCACACCCACGAAATCGATAAGTTTCTTAGGGCACTTTGCGATGATCGATTGTCTAGCTTTATACGATAGCCCATTGATCTTTGACCCAGCTCCCACCACGTACCCGCCACGGCCACGGGTATCAATACCTTTAGCGAGAACGTTCACACCCTGACCGAGAGGTTCCTCTGTCATGTAAATGATGTGACGTCCTCCCGATGGAGTGACTTGCATGTATGTCTCTGGAAACTCCCATCCCTCACTCTCAAGGCGCTTTAATTCTTTATCACCATTCTTCTCACCCTTATTATCAACGTCGATCGCAAGTAGGCTATGACGCTTACCAAACCTCGTCGTTGAAATCCCGATGTTGTATGGACGTGGCACTTCGAGAACGGGATCAAGCCACCACCTTTTAATCTGATCAGGATCCGTCGTCGCAACGTTTGGGAAGTCCTTGATGGCGGGGAGTTTTGAATTAACCCCAAGTGGAAACACGTGAAAGCCTTGCTCAGCAAGCCTAAGCGCGTGATCAAGCATCGATAACTCACTCATCTTTCCACCCTCTTTTCAGCATTCATCTTCAAAACAAATTCTCTGTGCAGACATCCACACGAATTGATCTTTCGAATCAAATCAGCAGACCGGACGTAACACGTGTTGCCGCATTCGCAGATGCAGACCCATTGAGTCCTGCCATCTTTTGAATCCTGACACCTAGCGAGTGCCGTCAATCGTCCGAATTTTTTTCCCCTCAAATCCGAAGCTGGTCTTGCCATCTCGCACCTTTACTTTTGATACCTTCGATCACGCCATCCACTCGCTGCGACGGGGAGAGTCCTCGACCACTCCTCCGTTTGACACATGATCTTTTCCATCTGTTCCACGCTTCCAGCATGAAATGGAACTTCACATACCACCTCGTCGTGAACGTGGAGAACGATCGGAAAGAAGTGCTTTTCAATTCTCAGCATCGCGTCTGAAAGAACATCGCGGGCCGTAGCTTGAGTGACGTTCTCGCAAAGGAGACCGCCGTAGGCTTTCTGCTTTTCCCATTTGTTAGAGTATGAATCGACTCCCATATAGGTTAACCCCTCCTTCATCTCTCCCCACGGTGTCTCGAACAGTTCAACTTTTGGATACGGGTACGTGATCACGCGTCCGCTTGGAAGCCGACACAAGAGAAACGTGCCAGACACAAAGAACCTAATCGGTCCCGCTGACGTTCTGGCTTTTGTTGTGACAGCACTGATCGCAGCTTCCTCTAAGTTCCACCAAAACTTTACGATGTTGGGGTTTGAATCTCGCCACCTGATCTTAGTTATCTCGCTTGCGAGAAACTCTTCTCGAGATAGGTCTTTGTTCTTTGCATTATCCCAAGCGTAGAGTGCTTTTTCGATTTGATCTGAGTTCGCGAGAATCAAAAGGGCGGGGAGTGCGGGGGATAGTTTGACTTGGTAGGCCGTTGCCATTTGTTGCAAAGCTCCCACACCACCTTGGTATCCAAGTGCGAGGTTTGCTACCTTCCCGATTTGTCTCTGATCCTTTGAGACTTTATCAATAGTGATGCCAAAGATATCGGCGGCTGTGGCTTCGTATATCTTCCCGTGACCTCGAAAGATCTCTAGAACTTTCTCTTCCCCGGCAAGCCATGCAAGGACTCTCGCTTCAATCGCTGAGAAGTCGCAGCCAATTAGCTCATGGCCCGGCTTAGCGTGCATAAACCCACGGAGGCAATCTGAGATGACAGACATCGGCGGCCCGTAATACAGGTCGATCATGTCCCTAGCTGTGGTTTGATTCATGGCTTAAGCGTTTACGCCTAGATAACCTAGGATCTTGTCGCGATCGATGTGATCGATAAGCTCTAGACCGAAGTGCTCGGCCGCATCTTTAGCCTCGATCGCATCAAGCATCTTCTCTTTTTCAAGTGACTCAGCGATCAGCTCCTGATCCACATTGGTTACAACCCAATCAACTAAAGACTCAGCGTCCATTAACCTCATCATAAACCCCTCCCAGAATTTCAAACACTTCATTGATTTCAAATTGGCTTAGCCTTGGCCGTGGAAAATTCTGCGGTTGAATTCTCCTCCCGGCCCATCTCCCAGTACCAGCCCCGTGATATTGAAAGATCCCTCTGATTCTTTGATCACTCCCGATCCCATCAACCATCATCGATAGCTTTGCAGTCGATGACTTCGCGGCCTCCTGCCTAAGTAAAAGCGCACGTCTGCAATCATCGGGAATGTCTTGATCTAAAAGTTCAGATACATCCGACTTCGCAACACCTTCAGTTAAAACACCGCGAGAGATGAGCCAGTCCGTTAGCTGTTTATTGGAAGTACACGTCTGCACTTTACTTTCAGTAACGATTCTCATCTCACGATCAAGCCGATCAACTTCACTTGCCACGATATCCACAGCCACACGTGCCGACTTGATATCGATCTCAACCCCCCGGTTATTGATCAATTGATCAAGCTCCCACACGCGCCTCTCTTTGGGGTCGAGGGGGAGTAATCTCCTTTGAAGCTCACGCTCAACGACCACGTCCTGTCTGCAGTATTCAGCGAGACGTTTCAAATCCTCTGGATCCGACCACCAAACGATCTCCCCACTAGGAAGAATGTCTCGAGGTTGAGATAGCTTCATCATTAGCCTGTGGCCTGCCATGTCTTTCTTTTGACTTAAACCCACCGCAGCCGAGGCGTTATCAAGTGAACCGGGTAACGCCATCGCGTAAGCGAGTGCCATCGTGCAGTAGGATTGAGAGATTGAAATCCTGGGCCAAGAGTTAAGGCCCGCGTGGTTCCAGATCTCTCGCTCAAACGTGACGTTATGGCCCCAAACAACACCGCCTGATCTGATGTGTTCAATGACTCTTGTCTCCATCGGTTCGCCAGGAAACCAGAGTTCAACGGGCTCATCGTTAAAGGCGTAACCTGCGCACAAGATTGAGGTGGAACGGTGGCGGGCATAGACGTGAAGGCCTGCGCGTTTTAAATCGCAAGCACTTCTCGTTTCAAAATCAAGGTGCAATTCTTGTTGCATATACCCGCCACCGATTTCTATTTAATCAAACATCGATGCGGCTGACTTACCGTTCTCAGTCGATTCAACCGGCGCAAAGTTCATCACATCAGCACGGTTCCCACCGAGAGGCTCACCGTCTCTGACCTTTTGAATACTTCCAAACCAAATGGTGACGCCGTCGCCTCCGGTATCAAACACAAAGATATCGATGTGCGAGCGAACGTAACAACCAGAGTAAATGTCTGAGGGTCTAAGTGCCGTCGTCCCATCCACATCAAAGATCGCAGGTGGTCCCTTTTTTCCAGGACGTCCAAGAGAAAGAGTGACGGCACCTGGTTTGTAACCCGCCACGGCTTTTACATTTCCTTGCGCGTCCGTCTTTGTTGCTTCCATCTTTTCAAACTTTGGAAGCTTTAAACCTTTCGGCCACGTCGCTTGATTGGCTCCAAACTTATCGGTGCAAACTTTAATGATCGCCTCTTTGATTGGCGTCACAGCCTTCTCATCATCAAAGATTGCTTGAAGAGAAAAGCGCGGATCGTTCTTTGGAAACTTCGGGTTGACTTCGGCTTTCTCAAGTTTTGGAAAGTTGATTCGAAACGGTGCAGTCAAAAGTGTCATCTGTTATCCCCTATACAGTGTTGGTTTTGTTGCTATGGAAGTAGGGAGGGAAAGGTCCCCTCGATTGACTTGGGCTCAGCCGCTGGCCGCTTATCTGTTTCTGGTACAAGTGTGAGACCCGATGATTCTTGAACGATGAAGTCCCCAAGAATTGATTTAAGCGCCTCTTTCCCTAAGACTTTCTCGACTTGCGCCACGGACTTAAGGCTATGGTCAAACAGATCTTGATCTAGAGTTTTAGCGATCTCTGAAACGACCGCTTCATCGACCCACTTGCGATTAGCCCTCTTCTCCACGAGTTTAAATCCGGGTGGTGTACGGCCACGCTCAGCTTCCGCGTAGGCGAAAGCCCGAACGTTTTTAATAAACGCTTCCACCACGTCGATCCATTGGAGAGTCTCGGAAAGTTTCTTAGGGTCATATGATAGGGTTGGACTAAATTCTTGTTTTGAAATGGCAAGGGCCCGGCTTTGAACCTCAGGGCATTTGACTGCGGCTGGGCAAAACCGGCACCAATCACCAGCTTTAAGTGGTGCATTCTCACTTTCGGTGAGTTTAGCGTACTCCACAAGGTCAGCAGCAAAGTCGATCATGTCGACAGCTTGGAGTCTTACCGACCGGACTGGACCATCAGGGTGGTGGCACCTTGGTTGGACGATGTGAAGCATGACAAATTCGCACGCTGCCTTGGTTTGCTCAAGCGCACCTAAGCCGTAATACAAAAGCTGAACGTTTGGTTTCCCGTCCTCCACAACATCCACGGGGATCCCTTGGCCGTGCTTGTAATCAACCACGTGGAGAGTCTTTAAGTTTGGTTGATAGATGATGACGTCCGCTGTCCCAAAGAGACCCGGATGAAGGTGAGAGAGATCTAATCTCTCCTCCACTGAGAGGAAGGAATCGGGGTCTTTTTCTCGAAGTTTTGTGACGAAATCGACGTGTACTTGGACCGCGTCTAACATCTCTTGAGGTGCATCTTTATGCACTTCACCGCATAAAATTGCAGCCGCGATATCGTGCGCAAGTGTGCCTTCCTCAGCGTAACTCGACGACTGTGACGGCATACCTTCAGAGAGTTTGACGGACCCTGGGCAGTTCATCCACCGCTCCATGGATGACGCGCCAATCTTTGAGTGAGCAATCATAGAATCGCTTGCTCACATGCTTCGATGAACGCACCGAATTTGGCGGGGTCAAGAGACGATCTGCGGGGTGCTCCGAACCTTGCCAAGATCGCTCGGCCCTCTGGTTCACCTTTAGATGCAACAACTTTTTTCAGTGCTTCAAAGACATCATCAGCCGTGTACGTTTTTTGAGCACTGACTTCCTCGGTCTCTTCTTCAGGAGCGGTCTCTTCAACCTCGGGTTTAGCGGCAGAAGGGGCATCAAATGGAAACGGATTCTTTCTTGGCCGACCGACTTTAGACTGTTTGGAAACAGGTTTTTTGACTGCGTTTTCCACGGTATTTTTAGGTGTTTTTTCGTCCCGTTCAGCGAGCCATTTCTCGATGCCAAATTCTAAAGCCAATGTAAAAATATCAATTCTCAGACCTTCGTATGTTGGACGATCAATGCTGATAACCATGCGATTTCCCCTCGTATTTCGATCACTAAAGTCGGCAAATATTTCTTAAACGCACCGCAGATCTCGATTTGAAACATGCGGGCCCCAATTACCAAAAAACACCAATCATTCCCGATATTTAAGTGACCAAAAAGTCACTCAAAAATGACCAATGAAAAATACTCAGTGATTTCAACGAAAGTAGGGTCACACTTATAACTATTTCTGTGACTGGTAGTTTATTGAATCTCAACGGGTTTAGTACTACTAAACTCGGAGAAACTACCGGCGAGATGTTGTTAGTGTCGTGCCTCTTTTTCTCGAAATCAACTAAAAATATCGTCGTGGTCTGGGATTGGTTTGTTACCATGCACTTGTCTATCAAGCAATAGCTCCTCGTCAAAAAGTGACGTCAGTTCTCTGGTCTTTCTTTTGACGACTTTTGTGATCTTATCGTCCAGCCCATCGGCTAGGCTTGCAAAGCGCACAAACACTGGTTTTGTTTGCCCAATTCTGTGACACCGCATGGCAGCTTGTGCGTTGTTTCCAGGTACCCAATCTTGTTCAATAAATATGACGTTATGCGCCGAAGTGAGGGTGATTGCAGTACCGGCGGCCTGGATGTTTCCGATAAAGACGCGGCATTTTTTGTTGTTTTGAAACTTGTTGATATTCTGCGTTCGCTTTTCGCCAGGTGTCCCGCCGTAGAGAGTGACGGCTCCAAACTTTGAGAGTTTAACCCTTAACCCCTCGATCACATCGCGGTGGACTGCGAAGATCACAACTTTCTCGTATTGGTTGGTTGTGAGTTCCTCGATCACCATGTCCGCCACGGGACTAACTTTTTGAAGTCCGATGTACTTTCTTAAGCTCGACACACTCGGGGCTAATGCATCAAGTCCCCGCATACCGGCTTCGGTGGGACCAGAGAATTCTAAGAAACTTTGAAGTGCCTTTCTTTGAGTCTTGATCTCTTCGATTAGGAGATGCTCCTCGTTTCTTGGATGATAGAAATTGGCAAACGAAAACTGGATCGATAGATCAACGGGCCCCTCTTCAACGTAAACGGTTGAGTAAGTGATCTCTGGAAGTTCGGTCATGACCTCGTCCTTTTTTCGTCTCAAAGTTTTTGGTTTCATGATTTGAGCTAGTTCTTTTAAACTTTCCATTCTTGCACCTCTCACTCTCACTCCCCACGGTGTTTCATAAGTGAGACAGAATTGACGGATGAATTGGTCGTAGGTGGACTTGGTTAATCCAAACGTGTAAAGGAGCGGCCAGAGTTCGCCAGGGTGGTTTGGTGCAGGTGTACCGCTTAATGCCCACGTTCGTTTAGCGCGGCGGATAAGACCATGAACACCTAAGACAAAGCGCGTCCGCTGAGTGTTGATTGATTTTAAATAGTGCGCTTCATCGACAATCATCACATCAAAGGGACCTAGGATCCGTCTTGGATCGGCTAGATCATAGCTCACCACGACTGATTTATTGGTAGGGACGGGAGTCGAGATGTCGTTGACAACGTGGTACTCTCGCTTTGTTTCACTCCACATTTCAAATTCTTTAACCCAATTGATCCTCGCCACAGCAGGGCAGATCACTAGGACGCGAGTCGCTTTAACCAAGTCGCACGCTTTTATCGCTTGCGCGGTTTTCCCAAGCCCCATCTCGTCAGCAAGTAAAGCTTGACCGCGCTCAGAGAGAAACTTTGAACCAATCTCTTGGTAGGGAAAGAGTGTGAGGTTTGGCTCCATCAGATTCTAGCCGCAAGTGTTGCAAGTAAAACGGCCTCAGCCCTTCCATCATCTTTTTTCTTTTCAAATCGTTTCGCTTCGGTTGGAAAAAGTCTTGAAGCCATTTGTCTTGAGTGATCTTTATCTCGGCCTAAGCCTAAAACACTCTTCCAAACTGCGGGTTTTGTGTGGTGAAGAGGGATGTTAAAACTTGAAACCACTCCCTCCACTTGGCCGAACACTCGTCCAAAGTTAAACATCGACCCTCTTGATTCTTTACCCGTCATGACAAACACATCTTCAATCAGTGCACGACGAATCGAGATCGCATGGTTTTCAACTTGTGTGGTTAGAAGTTGGAGGTTCATTTGTTTTTTGCCATTCACTTCAAACGTCGGTGTATCAAACACGTCGACGATGAATGGGTTTCTTGGGTCTTTGACGTTTATGATCGCAATCGCGCCGGTTAGACCGGGATCGATTCCCATCACAAGATCCCGTTGAAAGGTGGCAACACCCACTACCTGATCCCTGGAAGTCGCGCTAACTTTTGATTTTTTAACCTTGGATCCAAGTCCTCAGCCGTAATTAAAACTCCACAGTACCTCGCCGCTGCCATGATATCCGGCCACGCTGCGGTTGGGATCACTCCTCCAGTGCCGTTTGGCCCTCGCGGATACGTCCACTTGTAAATGGTCGCAAAGTTTCTCTCTCGGCCAATGGCTTTAAGAGCCTTCGCTAAGTCTCTAGCGCCACCGAATTTAGAGATGATTCGCTCCGCTTGGCTTAACGTTCGAAACTCCGCCAAACGTTCGCGGTTTTCTTTCCATCCGGGTTTTTCATCTTCTTCGTCGTGGCGTTTAGTCATGGTGTTGCTTAAATCTAAACGCCACGGTGGCTAGTGTCAACGGAACTAGGGTGGTCGAGGGGTTTTAAACCTAATAGATTCGAATAGAGGGGAATTTTGCATTAAATATCAGCATCATTAAGATTTCTGAAGGATGGCTCCCATTGATTGAATCATGAAACGAAACTCGAGATGATGTTGCGAGAAAAGCAACACTTTTTTGAGTTATAATGATATAGTAGTAGGATGGATCAAATGGCTGGTAGACAGTACCGAACCACTAGACTTGGCCTAGCTCAAGCCTCGGGACGTATTAATACCGAATGGTTTGTTAACAAACTGCAATCCCAATCGATAACCCAGAAGGCTCTGGCTTCGGCCTTAAACATTGATCCGTCGTCGGTTTCTTTGATGCTCCACGGCAAGAGGACCATGGATATCAGGGAGGCGGCTGTGATCGCCAAGCTCATTGGCGTCCCCATGTCAGATGTGGCTTTAAACGCCGGTATAGCCCTGCCAGACGTCGATGATGGGAAAGAGGTCCTGATCAAGGGGTGGATCGATGCGGGCTATACGGTGCGCTGGGAGGCCCCTAAAGGGCCAAGGAAAGTGCAGGCGCCAAGGAATGGGGGTCCTAACCTTGTTTGTTTGAGAATCCAGACGGCTGGTCAGTCGGTGCATGGGTTAGATGGGGCTCTAATTTTCTATAGGGTCGTCTCTGGGCCGCTTAATGTGCGGTTAGGGCAGATTTGTATTACCAGGGTCAAAGGATCGCAGGAGACCGGCCTGCGCGTCGTCCAGAGGGGCTATGAGACCGGGACCTTCAACCTGTACACTTTTGGCGGGGAACTGAAGGAAGAGGGTGTGGTCTTGGAAATGGCGCACCCTGTCGTATATTTCAAGATGAGCGATTGATCTTTGGGGCTCGGTAAAATCTTAAACGATCTGTCATCGCTCTGCGTTAGGTGTTCTGATTCATCTTGATGACGTTATGGTTGAGGCAAATTCAAAATTCCTGAATGGTAACACATAGTTACCCCACGAGAAATAGCAAAAAAATCGCGATGCAGATTTTCTCAAATCCTTTATATAGAAATGTCTAAAAATGTGGATAACTGCAAATGCATATATATATAATAATAATAATAATAATAATAATAAAGAACACAGAGAATATTAGTATTTTTAAGGGTTTAAACCGAGTTTTTTGGAGGAACTTTTGACCTCTTCATTAGAATTACTGTGGTGCGTTAGCGTTGTGCAAAGCGTCGAATGTGGATAACTTTTTTAATTCAGTGCGTCTAGAATGGTCGAATTGATTATTAGTCAATTTTGATAGAATGCTTAAAAATGAAGCAGAAAGTTCAGTTTTCGGCTGGATTCATTTTTCTGAAGTGAAGGTTTGAAGTCGGAATGTTAAAATTTCGGCTGGATTCATTTGAGGTCTAGGGGTCTTGTTTGGGGTTTGGACCTCGGATTGAGGGTCTGGACCTTTGAGGGTTGAGGGTCTGGATTGGTCGATCGATGGGGGTCTGGACCTTTGAGGGTTGAGGGTCTGGGTCTCGGGTTGAGGGTTTGGAGACTGAATCGACCCCGCCAATCGGTCGATCGATGGGGGCCCTGGGTTGAGGGTCTGGTTTGGGGTCTGGACTTCGGATTGAGGGTCTCGTTTGGGGTCTGAGGACTGAACCGACCCCGCAAAGGCGAAACCCCGGGCCGATCGATGGCCCAGAGTCTCTATTCCCGCAAACCCCGAACTCCGATCGTCCGGTTGAACCGTTCGGGGTCGAAACGCCGGTCCCTAACAAAGGACCCGAGACCAGCGTTCGGCGGACTTGTCTTGTATCAAATTGATTCATAGTGGATCAAACTCATAACGCACTTCCATAGTAGTATCGATCGGACGAGTAGTCGTCGGGACTCACTATCGTTCCGTCAGGTCGAATGATTGAACAGAGGAGCTTCTCGTCGTCTGGTAGTGCCTTGAATTGGTCATAACTCAAAGTGTTGCCTCGAAAGTCTTCGATTGAGTAGTGATCTGAACCGTGTTGATCCATCTCCTCTAGGAACATGGCTTGATCAACGGTCGGGTCTCGAAGATCGGTTTCGGTTGAAATTGAGTAGCCTAGCGATTGACCAGAATAGGCCGATTCGATCGAGGTCGACCCTCTAGGCTCAAACTTCGAAACGGACTCAATGGAAGTCTTGTTTAAAACCAAGTAGCAATTCAATTCAAAGTCGCTCACATGGGTGAGCTTCCATTTCATCTCTCTGCAAATCTCCTCGATATGGTCTGGTCTGGTCGCAAATATAAATGAGTCGATTGATTCGATGAAAGCGACTGATAGTCGAGCCGTTGAATCTCGAATGACGTGAAGTCTACCTTGAGGGTCAATCGCCGTAACGGCGTAGTAACCCGTCAAATTTGAGGCTACTCCATTTATACCTTCATTTGACAGGTATTCGACCAAGTGTTCGGTATCATTCGAAGTGAATTGGTCATACTTTCGCCCGTGATTCGAGACGACGCCGTTATGAATCAAGGTCCAGCCATGCTTCACGATTGGATGAGTGTTCAGTAGAGATTTGGTATTGGTTGAGGTCCTACCGTGGAACATGATTGCGCCGGTCGGTTTACCTCGAGTCCCGACACTATTCGAGACTGGTGAGGCGAACGGTAGAGCGATCGACTGTCGACCACGGGTCGGTTTAAAACTATCAGGCCGAACGGTTCTCTCGACAAACAAACCTTTGTCGGTCTGGACAGCATAGCCGAAACCGTCTCTCTCGGATTGACCGACCAAGTCTTGAGCCAAATCGATGAGTCTCTGAAGGCCCTTCACTTTCGAAACATTTGATAGAGTTATGATCTTACACATTATGCACCAACCTGTTCTGTCGAATCCGAGTCCTGACACGATTGAGTGCACGCTTCGTCGTTGAACAGAGCTGTTCGTTGACCCATGTACTCAACGAGATTCTCATCGAGTTTTACCCAGTCGGTGAGATCATTGATTGATTGACAGGTTCTCTTGATAGTTGCTTTTGAAATTGAGTCGACAATTCGCACCCAATTCATGATCTTGTCAAAATCAGTAGTGGATGAGTGAAGTCGAATCTCAATCGTTCGATACTTTGAGAAAGCGGTCAAATTGACGGCGTGATACCGTTGACCTCGAATGGCCGAAACACTTGGTCTACAGTAAGTATTCGTTCGACGAGACTCTGGAACCATCGACAACATGACTGGAAGGGCTTTCTCGAAAGTCTTGCCGACTCTCTTCACGTCAATAGCGGTCATGTGTCGAGCGTCTAGATGAACGTGCATGCCGCAAGACCGATTCACTTTGGCTCCGAGAGTGTTCAGGATAGAACAGACTCTCTTCAGGTTCTCGGTGTTCGAGAGTCGCGAGAGAACGGTAATCTCAACAGAAAAGAATCCCTCATCATCTCGAATTGAACCGTCGTCCTTGATTGAGCTGAATTTGACTCCTTTACTCTTGAAAATTTCAGCTAGACCTTCACGGGCTGAACTTTCACTCAATGGTATCAGGCCCGAGCCATCGCATCGACAACACTCATCTTCACCATCATTGACGAGTCCAGTGCCATTACAGCGAGGGCACTCATCCTCACCTAGATTGAGTGATTCATATGGAACGATGCACTCAATCTCGACGCCGAACCAGTCTTGATTGCCGTCGATTGGTTTATGAGATCGGTTTGTGTCGATCATTCGATCGAATAGTGCCTTGACCGAACCAGGAGACTTGTCGGCAAGTTTATCAGTGCCGTTTGAGGCATGACGTTCGATACTCAAATAGCGTCGATTGCCCATCAGTGAAGATAGATATTCAACGACTGAATCGAGATTGCCCTGATTGACCATAGACTTGATTGCCATGCGCTGACGCCGGTTGCTCGGCATGGTCGGTATAACGATACTCAGTTGATCGGTAGTCTTGTCAAAATTGATAGTCGGCTTCATACAGCACCGCCAACGATTGCGAAGAGTAAAGACGAAACCGCCATCGCGGCATATACGATTGAGACTTGGATTTTCTCGGACTTGTGTTGAGACATGTGTCTCTCCTTTGTTAGTGAGCGGGTTCAATCGCTCGGTTGACTATGAATAGAGCAAGGCCCTTGCCATCACCGCGAGTGGATAAATTGATTCTGGAGACCGCCCAATCGTCGAACTTTTGTACGGTTTTATGCGTCTCAGTTCGTTTGGCCCTTTGAATTCAACGGTTTGGCGTCGATCGTCGAACTCTTGAGCACTTGATATTTAATCAATAGCTTGAGATGTTCGCATCATGGCGAAATTGACGAGAGAACAGAAAATCAAAGCCATTGAGCTTTTGTCTGAGGGTC